TGAATTTTTTAATTTTTTTCTTTGGTCATCGTTCAAAATGACCGATTTTAAATTGATATCTTGCGAAATGATGGACATTTTTATTTTATTTTTGTTATGAAGAGAGAAATTGATTTCAATTTTTTATACAAAAATAAAATACTAAGGGTTTTGTTTTAATACCGTAGTTAGATGATCACCACATCTTTTAAAAAACAAATGTAGCTGTGTTGGATCCGAACCTGTAATTGAGTCGTCCGGAATAAATGTGAAATTACCTTTTTTATAACATAAAATAACAGGAATACCATTTACCATTTTTTTACTCTTTAAAAATGTATAAAATTTAAATGATACATCCACATCTATATCAGCACATACCACCTCTGGAGGCGATGACGCAAAAAAACCATGAACTACGTTTTTTATTTGTTTACATGGACCACACCATTCTGCGCCCAATTTTATTATTATTAGTCCTGGATTATGCTTTAACAAATGAAAAAAGGCATCAGTATCTACGATTTCACTTACCACTTTTTTTGACATTATAATAATATTGTATATTTAATATTATTATAAATAACATAATTAGGTTGTTTTATCTATTATAACCTCCTTTGCTATATTTTTTATTATTTTATTTTCTTTTTCTAAATCATTATCTCCTTGACCTCCCATAGCTTCAATAATAAGTGTATTATATTGATCTGAGAATTTTGATACACTTTTACCACAATCCGGATGCTTTTCTTTAAATTCTGTTAATAATTTTGAATTTTTGTGTGCTATATGCTTTATTGCCTTTCTTATTTTCTTTTTTTCTTCATTGTCCTTTTCCCATTTATCTTCATCCTTAATATACATTACTTCTCTCTTTGCATCAGTACAATGAATAGGTCTTTTGGTTTCATCTAATGAATTTAAGTTTTTAACTATTATATTTGATATGCCTTCGACAAATCCAATTCTTCCCATATTTTCCAAATCGGCCAACTGAAGTTTTACTGAATCAACAAAATCCATAATATTCATCGCATCTTTACATTGTTCATTTAAAAATACATTCAAATTAAATGTTTTATTGTGACTATTGTTATTAATAATATTATTGGTTGTTGTATCCTTTTTGACAATTTCTAAAATTAAGCTTTTAAATTCTTGATTTTCTTTTATAAGATAATTAATTAATTCATCTTTTTGATCGTTTTTTTCTTCAATATTTTGATTATTTTCTGAATTTTCTATAATTGGACAATTTTTTCGATGTCTAGACAAACTTGATCCATGTTTAAAATTTTTACAGCATTTATCACATACAAATTTTTCGGCGTTTTTTGGCGTAAAATTATTAGCATTTGTTAGCATTTTGTTAGCATTTTGATGTTTAGGTGTCATTAGATGTCTGTCATAATCACTTTGTTTAGAGCATTTAAAGTCACATAATTTACACTCAAATAAATCCGGCGTTTTTGGCGTTTTTTTATTAGCATTAATTAGCATCTATAATAAATGAAGATTTTATTCCTAAATCGTTTTTTTATGAAATAATATTTTAAAAAAAATTTATCGTCACATAATTTAAAAACTTTTTTCAATGATCAGACGCTAATTTTTTTTATGGTCTCAGCTTTTTTTTCATTTTTAACGATTTTTTTTTTCCCAAAAGTGTACCAGAAATTCAAAAATGGACATTTATAAATGTCCAAAAATGGATTTTGCAAAATAATGTTGGATTTTCGAAAAATGTTTGAGTTTTATATAATAAATTCCCAAAATAACTTAAAGAACTTTTCTTATAAATTTTATTGTATATTATGAATTTTAACTTAAATTTTTTCAATAAAAAATATAACTATATTTCTGAGTCGGAGAGTTCTGAAAATCTATTATCATCTCTTCAAAATAGTCAAGCTATAGATATTTCGCCAATTAATAAAAATAAATTAGTTAAAAAGGATTCAATTGAATTTTCAGATTTTGAACAAGCTGTTATTTTAGATGAATTTGCAAATTTTGATGAACAAGTTTTTATAAACTGTATAGAAGATGATACAATTGAAAACGAAGTTAATAACGTAATTAATGAGTTAATTAATGACGTAATTATTGTTAATGAAGTAAAAAATACAGTTAATTATTTAATAAATTATTGTGAAGATTTTTACATAGAATATAAATATGAATTAGTCGGACACATAACTAATTTATTGTATAAAGACAATAATATTGCTTATGTTGTTCGCGTAAATGATCCTGAACAATTTAAACAATACAAAATTAATACTTATAACATAATTGGTATAGAAGGAATATTTTATTGGAACGAAAACTCTATATTAAAAATAAACGACAAAGTATTAGTCGAATGCACTTATCTCGGTAATAGTTGTAAATATAAATTAAATAAAATTATTAGACCTATTATGATTTCCTAACTTATGAAACAACTGGATTGATTTGTTTGATCGTTTTTTTCTTTAAGTATCAAATAATATATATTATTTATTTTCATTCACAAATTTTTCAAGTTCATCTATATCAATATTTGGAAGCTGAACGTGCGACTCCCAAAAATACCTACAATATGCCCATACAAAATCACAATCTGTTTTATACCAGTCACTATGGTCCTTAACCAAGCCTTCGTATAATTTTTCGGGTAACAACTTTAAACTTTGCTTTGGTAAAACATAGCATAGCTGTACCAACTCTGAAACCGGTGCAGGTGGTTTATTTTTTACAAATTCGGCTTCAAAATACGGTATATAATGTAATAAATCTGAAAATAATGGCGGATAATTGTGATTATAACACCATCTCCAATCAGCACAACCTGTAGTATAATATTTCATTGTCCATTCAAGACCTTCAAGATAATTAGTGCATATCTGTTTTTTTCTTGTTTCATCTATTTCTATATCAAATAACGACTTATAATAACGATGTTGCCAATTAGCTTTATACGGATTAATATATTTTTCAGTCGCTCTTTCATACTGAGGAATAGCATCAAACTTTTTCAGTTTGTCTTCCGGTGTTATATCTGGCATATCTTGCCTCTCTCTCTTATCTCTAATTTTTGTCTCCATTTTCATATTATCCTCTTCCAAATTTGCCAAAAATTGAACCATTTTTCTTACATTTTTCCAGTATATAATTTTACCATCTGTCAAGTTTTCATTTGTATTGCCAATTGTAGCTTTATACGCATTTAACATTTTATCAATACCTCCATTTCTAATGTTCACAGATGGAAAATGTGGCATAAAATCATTACCCAAAAAGAAACACAAAAATATATAATCGTAAATTCGGTTTTTTTCTTGCTCTGTTGTAAGTTCCTTACCATTATTCATATCCAAAGTAATTATTTTTGCCAACTCTGGAATATCTATAATATATGAAGCTTCCGGCTCTAAATCAGGATTTATTGATTTAATAAAATGGGGGGTCTCTCTAAACAAATATATACTATTTGCTATTGGTAAATGATTAATTGAAAGCATAATAAGGTCGGCGTCTAACCCATAAATAACGGTATTTTTGTTTTTATGCATGTCGGGAAAATCTCTGATAAACTCAAATAATTTATGTTCTCCTTCACCATACTTGTTGCTGGGTGAAAGAATAAAGGTTTCAATATTATATTTGGATGTATCACAATAATATTTTGTAACACTTTCATTAAGTTTTTTCATAAATAATGTTCCAGGAGTTATAGCTGTGGTATTCCAAGGATCCGGTTTGGTGTTCTTAAAAATATTCTTTGATATATTGTTTTGAAATAAAGATTTAAATCTTCGGGAACGCTGTTGCTCCAACTTGGCGACAGGTGCCACACCGTCAAACGCTATATAAACAATATTATTTGGCTTAATCTGAAAAATATATTCGTCTATTTTATTAAACACAGATCTAATAATCGTATCAACATCAGAGTCAACAAGTTTCGTAAAATCTATATTATGGACAACATCGTAAATAATTGAGTTACAATCCAAGTAAAGATTATTCACTGGGATAGTATGGTTTTCTAATTTTTTAATAAGTCTTGAATGATTTTTAACAATATATGAAAAATAGCTCGGAATTCCCATTAGTTTAATAATATATATGTCGATATGTTTAATATATTAACAAATATATTATTTTACACCATTACAGGTTTTACAGAAAGTATAATTATGATTTTTAAAGCATAATAGTTTAAAAATTTAAATTTAATTATTAATAATAAAATAATATATAAGAATATAATGTCTGAAAAAAGTGGTATAATTAAAAAAGAAATAAAAAATTCGCATGATATTAATATTTTAGTTGATAAAAAGACAGAATTTTTTAAAGATATTATTCAAAAAACAATAATTCATGTTCAAAAGAATAAAAGATTGGATATTTTAGGAATTAGTGATGTAAGCACTTGTATTGATAGATTAAATGAATTAAGTAAAAAAATAAATGAGATTAATAATGAGTGTATAACAAGCGAAAATACTGATAAAATTATTAATGGATTACAATATATTAATAATGAAATTTCTGGTTTATTAAAGGTATATGGAACCGAAAGCTTAGAAGATTTACTTTTAATATGCTTTGGAAATAATAATAAAATAACATCAAATGACAGCGAACAACAAAAATTTGATTTATTAAAAAAATATTTTCATCCAACAAGCTATAAAGTGGTGACTAAAAAAGATGAAACAAAGAAAAAGAATATGTTGGACTATGACGACAATATAAATCTTGAATGTAGCGATGTGTCTACAAGTTATAAACAGTTACATATGAAAGTTTACGGTATTAAGTTGTTTGTAAATAGTGTTTTATTAAATAAAAGTTTAATAATTTATGGAATTGTAGATGATGTAATTGTAGAGTTTTTAAATAATAAATATATTTTAACAAAATATCAAAATATTATTACAAATTTACCAAATGATGGCGAATTTAAAGAAGAAACATTTACCAGATTTATGAATTCATTAATACTGAAAGATTACTTAATATGCGAAAAATCAACAGATTTATACAATAAATTTGTAGGATATTTAACGCAGAATAACATAATTCGTCAAAAACAAATATCTCAGCTTGTAAAAGAATTTATAGTTGATGATATGTATAATAAAAGAAATACATTAATAACACTTTTAATAAAATCCGAAAATTATGAAAATCAATACTTGTCTTATTTATTATATGATCTTCTCTCTAACGATACAAATGGAAGTGTAGATTCTCAAGAACAAACAGTATTGTTTGATAGTTTTCCTTGGCCAATAAAACAATATTTTAAACAGGCAATGAAAAAAACAATTCAATACACAAATGAACTGTCGAATTTTGATATAAATAAAATACCATTAGAGCAACAAATTTGTTTACTTAAAGCAAATGATACTGTTAAAGAGAAGGCTATGATGAAATTAAAAGAGGTAAAGGCTAAGTCAGAAGATTCCGGTTCAAAAGCAAGACAATACTTGGATGGTTTATTAAAAATACCATTTAGTGTTTATAAGAGAGAACCAATATTAAATGTAATGAATATTGTAAAATCCAAATTTAAAGAAATGTATAAAAAATATAATATTGAAAAACTATTCCCTGAAATTCCCAACAAGGCAAAATACACAAATATTGAAATAATGAATTATTTAAAAGTAATAAAAGGTGATACTGAAACTACCAATGTATCTGAAAAAATTGATAAAATTAAAAAATATGTAGTTATAGGGGATAAGAAAAAAATAATATCAAACATTAAGATATTAGATACTATTAAAAAGAAACATAATAAGCTTAGGTTTAAATATTCCAACCTAACTAAAGACGAAATGTGCTATCGTATTATAGATAGTATTGAAACTTTTGCGAATGATGATGATGAAACTAATAAACCAATTTTAAATGATATTATAACCGAATTTGGCTCATTTGTAAACATAAATCAAAAGTTAAATAATGTTGAAATAAACAAAGACATAACAAATATTTGCGCTAATATCAAAAATATAACTAATTATATGAGTGAAGTTAAACAGACTATGGATAAAGCTGTTCATGGTCACGAAAAAGCAAAAAAACAAGTGGAGAAAATTATTAGTCAATGGATTAATGGAGAACAAGAGGGTTATTGTTTTGGTTTTGAAGGTCC